CATTAGCTGAATGGGCTGATAGTTTAATTGAAGGTGAAGGCGGACCAGAAGCTAGTGAAGAACCAGTAGATGATGATATGGGTAACGACACTTTCGGCGGTGAAGATGGAAATGACGCACCGGCTGACGATTTATCTGAAGATGAAAGCCTAACAAGCAACAATCCAATTGGCATTCCTGAAGGTGAGGATCACAATCCAGTAGCCGGTGCTATCACTCGCAGAATACTAATGCAACGCCAAGATTTGTTACAGAAGTTTGGTCCTGTTAAAGTTATGCAAGCAATTGATGACGTTGCTGACTTTGTTGGTGATACTGATGAGATTGGTTCTAGTGATGTTAGTGGTTGGATCAAACAAGTAGAACGTTCATTGGGTGGTGTTGATGAAGGTATGTTGGACACAGTTAAGAAAGTTGGAAGTAAAGTATTTGATAAATTAGGCGGCGGAAGCGAAGAAGATTTGTTAAAAGACTTACAGAAGAAAGCTGGTATCCCATCACACGCACAACATGGTAAACCAAATATGGCTAAGCCAAATGAAAAAGAAGTAGATGAAAGCGCACTACAAGCATACTTAGGCGATAAGAAGTATGGCAAAGATGGCATGGACGCATTACGCAAAGCTGGACAAGAACATGCTAGCGAAAAGACAATGCAAAACATTCGTGCTAAATTTAGTGATAAAGAAAAAGAAGTTGAAGAAGGCTTTGTTGGTAATATGATTAACAAAGCTAAAGGTATGTTTACAAAACCCGGACAACCAGCGGCAGCACCTGCTACGGCAGCTCCAGTAGTTCCAGATGCGGCAACTAAAGCAAGAATTGCGGCTGCACCACAAGGATATGATCCAAACACTGGTAAGCCACAAGTTGCCATGGGGTTAAGGCCAGGCGTTGTGAAAAAAGGTGGCACGATGGATATGACTAAAAAGGTTGTAGCACCGGCAGCAAAGCCAGCAGTTGCTCCTACTAAGTCTGGAAATTACGATGGCGTAACCGGCGAACCTATTAGTGATAAAGCCAAAGCTGATGTGGCTTCTACGGCGGCCTGGAAAGCTAGCCCTGAAGGACAAGCCTTTAAAGCGTGGTCGGCTGCTCAACGAGCAGGCACCTTTAAAGGAACATTAAGACAGTGGCAACAAGCACAACAACCAACAGTAGCAGAAGATTTAGATGCTGACCAAAAGCGTGTAGGTCAATTAGGCCCTACTGAGAAAGTTAAGAATAACAACATCGGTAAACTAGTTGGTGCTAATGAAAACTTTATTAACACTGATGCCCAAGCTGTTGTTACTGAAGTAGACACTGGTGAATATGATGCTCGTAAATCAAGTTCCAAAGGCGAGACTACTCCAGAACAGGAAAAAGACTTCCGTAAGAAAGTACAAGCATATGGTAAAGAGTTAGAACAGAGACAAAAAGAAAAAGTCAAAGAAGGACAAGATGACCTAAACGCTATCAAGCGACTATTGGGTAAATAAGTTCTCAAAAACCTCACTTAAAAGGTGAGGTTTACCATATCTGGCATAAATACTATTGACAGGACGAGAAAGCAATGCTATACTCTCTCATCGTGTTAGTCATTTCATAGGGAAGTGGCGAATATAAAAAACGAGACCATCTCAATTTATAAGGAAATAAAATCATGGCATCATTAGCAGAAATTCGTGCTCGCATCTCAGCACAAGAAAACAAACAGCAAAAGGGTTCTAACACCCAATCTGATAACTCAATCTACCCCCACTGGAATATAGACGAAGGCACAACAGCCACAATTCGTTTCTTGCCAGACGGTAATACGAAGAATGAATTCTTCTGGGTTGAGCGTCAAATCATTAAATTGCCATTCAATGGCGTTAAAGGCGATCCAAACGTTAAGAAAATTGACGTTCAAGTACCATGCGTAGAAATGTATGGCGACAGTTGCCCTATCTTGGCAGAAGTTCGTCCTTGGTACAAAGACGAAACATTGAAAGAAATGGCAAACAAGTATTGGAAGAAGCGTAGTTACTTGTTCCAAGGTTTTGTAAAACAAAACCCATTAGGTGATGACAAAACTCCAGCGAATCCAATTCGTAGGTTTGTTATCAGTCCACAAATCTTTACTATCATTAAATCTAGTTTGATGGATCCAGAGATGGAAGAATTGCCAACAGATTACTTGCGCGGTCTTGATTTCAACATTAAGAAAACAAGTAAAGGTGGTTATGCCGATTACTCAACAAGTAACTGGGCACGTAAAGAGTCTGTATTAACTGAAGCAGAGGCAGCGGCAATTGAATCACATGGTTTGTTTAACTTGGCAGACTTCTTGCCTAAGAAACCCGGTGAAGCAGAATTGCGTGTTATCAAAGAAATGTTTGAGGCATCAGTAGACGGTCAATCATATGACGTTGAGCGTTGGGGTGCATATTATCGTCCATATGGTGTTGAAGCACCTGCAGGAGCGACAGCGGAAAAACAAACAGCTACTACTGAAACTAGAGCACCCGCAACAGCACCCGTAGCAGAGACTTCTACTGCACCTTGGGATGAACCTGAAACATCAGTATCAAGTCCAGTTGTAGTTCCTGCTCAAGCAACATCAAGCGACAAAGCACAAGACATTCTAGCAATGATTCGTGCTAGACAAAACAAGTCTTAATCTCAATAGGGGCTTCGGCCCCTATAATAGGAGAATAATATGACATTACCAGACGAACGCTACCGTGCCCTTAAGCAGGGTAAAAAACTACTAGAGGAGTTGTGCGATCCAGGTCGCACTCCTCGTGTTCCTAGCCTTGTTAGGGACAGAGCAAGAGGTGCATTGCGACATGACCCATCTGATTATGAATTGGAGCGTATGGCAGAAAAATGCCCCGAATTACTTGATACACAACCATTTAGTGTGTACACTACAATAAACAAATAAGGAATATAAAATGAAATACTTAGAAAAACTTACCAAGGTAAATGAATCATTTACTGTTAATCGCTATGACAACGGATTTATGATTGAAGTAAGTGGAAGAGACACAGATAATGATTGGAAGAGTTGCAAGATTCTTTGCACTAGTGAAGATGAATTATTCGTTGTAATCAAAGAAGCACTCACTATGGAAATGGATAGTTAAAATGGGAAAACCTTTTGACATTAGTAAGTTCCGTAAGGACATTACAAAAAGTATTGAAGGTCTATCAATAGGATTTAACGATCCTACTGATTGGATCTCGACAGGAAATTATGCTCTCAACTATCTCATTAGTGGTGATTTTAATAAAGGCGTTCCTCTTGGTAAAGTTACTGTCTTTGCCGGAGAATCAGGAGCAGGAAAATCATTCATCTGCTCAGGAAACCTTGTTAGACACGCACAAGAACAAGGAATCTTTGTAGTCTTAGTTGACTCAGAGAATGCCCTTGACGAAGCGTGGCTACACGCACTTGGTGTATCAACTGACGACAATAAGTTGCTTAAACTTAATATGGCAATGATTGACGAAGTAGGAAAAACTATTTCTATGTTTGTTAAAGATTATAAAGCACTACCAGAAACAGATCGTCCCAAGGTATTGTTTGTAATTGATTCATTGGGTATGTTGTTAACACCAACTGATGTGAATCAGTTTGAAGCAGGTGATATGAAAGGTGACATGGGTCGTAAGCCTAAAGCACTGACAGCACTTGTTCGTAACTGTGTTAATATGTTTGGTTCATTGGGTATTGGCTTAGTCGCTACTAATCACACATATGCTAGTCAAGATATGTTTGATCCAGATGATAAAATCAGTGGTGGTCAAGGTTTCGTTTACGCATCAAGTATCGTTGTTGCTATGAAGAAATTGAAACTTAAAGAAGATGAAGATGGTAATAAGATTAGTGATGTGCGAGGTATTCGTGCCGCATGTAAGATTATGAAAACACGTTATGCGAAACCATTTGAATCTGTTCAAGTTAAGATTCCTTATGAAACAGGTATGAGCCCTTACTCAGGATTACTAGATATGATTGAGAAAGCTGAACTTGTTAAGAAAGAAGGCAACAGTCTTGTTTACACAACACTTGATGGTGAAATCATTAAGAAGTTTCGTAAAGCATGGGAAGCAAACACTGACGGTTGCTTAGACAAAGTAATGACTGAATATAGTCAAAAGGCAACAACAAAGATAAGTAATGTAACACCGGAGGGGGAGGTTACAGAATGAGTTTAGATTTTGTTGCTGAAGTTTGGGACGCACTACGTTCTCATATAGATTTCAATGAGCGTAGTGACGCCGCAGACTCACTAATCAATTTATTAATTGATAACAACTATGAAGCTGACGACATTAAAGATGCGTTTAGGGGTGACAAGGAAATGCTAAAAGCATTGAAAGGTTACGCGGAACAGAAAGATGTTGAAGAAGATTACGAAGATTACGAAGAAGATATAGACACCGACGAATGGGATTAAATGGCACATTGGTACAGCCGCATTACTGCGGATCTCTCAGTAATACCCGATTTCATAACACACTATGAGACTGAATTAATTTCAGCTAAAAAAGAAGTAAAGGTATACGGCAATGTTGAAAAGAATATTGCCGCTATTCCCGGCATCACTGAACATCGTTTCAATCAATTACAAGAGATTGAAGCGGTATTGAACTATCTTAATATTCAATTACGGAAAATTCGCCGAAAACATTTTCAAAAATACCTAGAGGCGTATAATAGAGCATTGACAAGTCGTGATGCTGAAAAGTATGTTGATGGTGAAGATGAAGTAATTGACTTTGAAGTGTTAATTAATGAAGTCGCACTATTGCGAAACACATGGCTTGGTATATTAAAGGGACTCGAAGCCAAACAATGGCAGATGGGTCATATTGTTAAACTCCGTACTGCTGGTATGGAAGACATATCGATAGGATAAAAATGTCAATTTGGAATAATCAAACAGCAATTGCCGGAGGTGGCATTACGCTACAATCGCCTGGTCGCCATCTCAACACAATTTCACTTGCCAATATTGCCGGTGCTCAGGGTTCAGGTTATACCGGTACTCTTAGCTTTGATGAGTTTGCGTATAGACCTGATATTAAAAAATATGAAGTGTATGAAATTAGTCAAGACCTTCTTGCACTAAGTGTATGTTGGGCACGATATCGTAAAGTTAAGGATGACAATAAAGTACTTCCTACTATTACTAAACTATTAGATAGTGACTTGTTCCGTCTAGTTAGTGAAGATGACATTGCACACGCTAACGTTATACGTGATTACTATAGCAAGAAAATCATGGTATGGAAACTTAAGAATATTAATCTTACAAATTTCCGTCAAGATTTGAATACATTCATTCATAGTGATGGTAAAACGTTCAAAGAAACTATGATGCCATTAGCATATCGTTTACCTGAGTTTTATGAGTATGATGTTGAATTTGAAAAAATGTCATTTGATTATAACAAAGAAGTTAAACGACAAGGATCAGTTCATGCAACTGATAAAAAACATTTGACTTATATTAAATCATTGTCGGTTAATACAAAGCGTTTTAAGAAAATTGAATATTGGTTTAGTGATAGTCATAACAACTTAGTTCAAATGAATTTAGAGACTAACAACCCACTGAATTCGTTATTAGAAAAAGTAATCACATCAGGTTCCGTTGACGTAGTAGGACGATATGGAACAGGCAATAGAGATGGCAACGAATTCTTTAGAGTAGAAAAATATAAGTTTG